CTTCTTGCGAGATAGTGGTCTCTGTCTCTCACCATCCACGAAGACATTATCGTGCGAGAGCACGTTTGGCACTCCGTCTCCTGCGTCTCCAGTGAGTATCTTTTCTGTTAGACTTACATGTGGGTTTGATTCTCTATATTCTTTTTTCAATAGAGGTGAGTACTGACGCACGTTGTTATATCTCTGCAGTTGTAAGAAGTCCTTGTCTGCAGACACGATCATTACATTTTCGTACTCACCAAACTCTTGTGTGTTCTTACAGAGTGTACCAATAATATCATCTGCCTCACATTGATCAATATGGATTACTTTGTAAGGAAAGTTGTCTCGGATCTCATCACGAACTTTACTGATAATACGGAATGCTTCATCCCAATCTATACCAGACTTGTCACGTGCTTTCTTTCTATTTGCTTTGTACTGTTTGTAATACTTCTTGCGCCAGTTGTCTTTACCATCACATGCAATAACTAATTCACCGAACTCTTCTTTGTACGCATTACGATACATCCGTAAAGAGTTGATGATCATATGTCGAATCATATTCTCATCGTTCTCTTTATTGATTGCAACATTTGCGGCAGAGAGTCCACCATAATCTACAATAATCATAATTCACCTTTTAACTGTTTACACAATTATACCACAATAAAATAGGTTTGTCAACCTGCAGCTTCTTGAACATCCTTTGCACTTACAACACCTTCGTTCATAAGTTTGTTTCGATTGGACATATGTCCACGTTCAACGTCTGCTTTGTTTTGTCCGAAGTATTTTACTGCATGACCTTCGTGTATCAAGATGTCTGTAAGCATCTTATCACCTACCATGAAGTCACCAAGGATACGACCAAACTTACCCTTCATATCTTCACCGTCCTTTGCTGCAAAAGTCTTGAGTACCATGTCTTTCTTTATTAGTTCTTCTACCCGATCTTTTGCGGCCAGTCCAAATATCTTTTCTACTTTATCTCGTGTTCTAGACTCTGGTGTATCGATACCCATGATACGTACACGCTCGTTCTTTAACCACACACCAAAACCAAGATCGATGTCAACATCAACCGTGTCGCCATCGACTACTTTCACAAGTTTTGCTTTGTATTCATACATTTGATATTCCCTTTAAATGTTTACTATGAATCTTACCACCTATAAACTCATTGTAATAATCTTCTCGGAATAATACGTCTCTATCAAATTGTTCTTTCATTTCGAAATATGTCATTTCGCCTTTTGATTTACATAGTCTCAAAATTTCTCTTTTGAAATCATCGGCACGTTTCTCCACCAATAACTTAACTTCTTCACTTGACCCAAAATAAGTTCTCCAATCGGACTCTGTTCTAGTCCTGACTCTTCGCTTTCTTGTTTTTGTTTTGGGAAGTATCTTTGGTTTCCAGAAGTTCTTTTTACCGATATATTTTCTCCCAGTATTTATATCTGTAATGATGTAGACAAACCCCTGAAAGTCTTCAGGTGTCTCATTAAATTCTTTGTCTTTATAATACCACATACTATTATGTATCTGGTTCGGTAATGTCCTCTATATCTGAATGTCTATACCCACACATTGGACAAAACTTAGGTACTCCACCATCTTCTACCAATACTATTGTGACGGATTCACATTCTTCACATTCTATTCGATATTCTTTTTCCACTGCTTCTTTTGCCTTTTCTTGTTCCGTACCCAAGTCTTCTCATAATCTTCATTCTTTTATAGTAGTGATATCCACCCCATTCAGAAATCTCTTTCTTGGTTCTTCCACAACCAACGCAAACTTCATCTACCAGTCTGCATACAGATCTGCATGGGGTGATATAATCAGAAGTCGATTTCACATGCACCGCCCGCACATGCGGCAGCTGCGAGAGTATCTACATCTGTATATACTTTCTCTGTGAGATCATTTTCCCATTCTACTTGTTTTAGATTACTTTGTATCTTCTCCCACTTGTGGAGTAGATATGCATCTTTCAGACAATACTCAGTTTTCTTCATATCACCGTCAAGATAGTTTTGTGCAAATCTTTCGAACCTACGAACCCAGTCTTTCTTTGCAGAGTTTTCTGATGACTCTACTGAAAGATCTTCACCCATACCCATTGCGGTAGAACAGGCAGTCCATAGATTGTCATAGACTTTTAGTGCATCAACAACCATACCAGATGCAAAGATTGCACCTTGGTCATACTTCGCAACCATTTGTTCTGCGTCTATGACTTGTGTGTTAGGTGCTTGGTTATAGTCCTTGTCACCTGTTGGAGATAGGAATGAAATGCCTGAAAAAGAGTAACGATTTTTATATACGTACTTCTCTACTTCATCCCAATCGTCTACTATGATTGTGTTTGATACGTTATGGTGTATACCTTTATCTGCACATAGGTCTTCGTTTGTGCCTGCAACGACCCAGTACTTTTGCGCTTTCTTAACAAGTTCTAGATGTTTTACACCGAGGAGATCATCCTTGAACATAGAACCTTTCTTTGGTACAATTGGAAAAGACACAACCACGTCTGTCCCACCTGCAGACCACACTGACTCTTCGACCATAAATGGATTAGACTTTGCAATCGCCTGTGTAATCTCGGACTCTTTATTCATCTGTATATTTCGAATATACATTGGTGAGTGCTCTGCGTGGATGCCAGACGCGGTCTGGAGTAAAACTGATGCGTTACCAGATGGTTTCACACAAGTAGTACGAGCAGCAGGGTTAATACCAATAATAGCAGCAACTTCTTTATTAACCTTCTTAACAATGTTTGCCCCTTTCTTTAGGATCTTCTCATCAAAAAGGATATTAGGATTATTCATCCACCCTGTAATGGACACACCTAATAGTGCTTCACGATCAAATATTTTCTTTGATGTATCTGAGATAAATTTGAAATCTGTATATCCCGCTTGCATAGTTCCCAGAATTGCGGCGGCACGACATGCTTGTAGGAATGACTCTTCACTTGTACACATACCACCATTGATCTCTGTCAAGTTACAACCTTGCCATCCAGACTTACCTTTGAACTGTGGGAACATTCCTATTTCCACACATGGGTTAGTCGTATGTTCTTTTGATGTTGTGAAGTAGAAGCCTGGTTCTCCGAATGACTTGACTGACTCCATTATGTTCTTGAACATTTCTGGTGTTGCTTCGTCTCGAACAATCACTGCAGAGTTGTTTGATCTACCACGTTGTGGATTGTCCATAAACCAGTTACCAGTTTTCGCAGTCATCATTTCGTCATCCTCTGGAGAGAACAAACAGATAGTTGCGGATCTTCTAACACCACCAGATAACACTGCATCTGCGGCGTGCATTGCAATATCATATACTGTAATCGGACGCATGTCAATAGGTTCTTTTGCATCCATGACTAGACCTTGTAACATGTGTTCGATCTTGTCAAGTGTTCTGCGTAAACCTTCTGGGCCTGGTGCTTTGAATCCACCAGAGATCTTTGCACCCTTTGGACGAATCTGAGACAGATCAAAGAATACTCTACGACCTTCGTAGTCTGGATGTTTACCACCCCCTACAAAGTAAGAAGACATCAACACGTCTAATGCGGATGCCCAACCCTCAATGGAATCTTCTACGATGTAACCTTTTGCTTGTTTCGTTCTCTGTTGGATCTTTGGTAGTTTTGCAACGTGATGGTTCTGTACGGAAAAACCTGCACCTGCACCACATAGTAGAATATAGAAATACTCTCCAAAGAACTCTGGACGATCTGCATAAGATGATGTACAGTTGTACATTCTCATCTGGTGTTTCATTAACTGATCACCACCGAACTGCAACGCACGTTGAGCACCTAGTACTCTCTTCTCTTTATAAGCAACTCTCGCTTCTTCGATATAACTTTGTAATTTATTTAATTTATTTGAATATGTATTTTCGTGCATTGATAGCACACGATCTACGGCTTCATCCCAAGTCTCATAGTTATTCTCTTCGTCCTTAAATCTCGAATAACCGTCATAGAACTTTGTCTCAGACAAAAACGCACGTGTGTCTGCAAATCGGTTTTGCATACTACGATTCCTTTAGTTGATTGTTTTTTCAGATGGTGATATTATATATCATTTTTAGGTTTTTGTAAACCCACAATATGTAGGTTTTTTTAAAAAAAATTATCTAGATCGTGCTTTTTCTACCGCCCTAGATCCAAACCAAAATGATATGATTGCGGCAAAGATTGCCTTTGTATCTTCATCCCACAGTAACTGTATTGCCTGATCAAATGGTGTACCAACTTCTAGTGCATTCATCAACAATGTAATTTCTATTGCAGCGAATAAACCAAAGAAGGCATATGTGATCACTGGTCTCACAGATTTCTGTAATACAGATGTCCATCCAGTTGATTGCATGATTGCAGTGTCATGTGCGATCAGTCGTGCATGTTCTTTATCCGCACCCATCTTGTCATACATCTGCATATCAAAGTCCATGCCTTGTTGTTTCAACTCTGCCATGACTTTCATTTTTTC